CTATACAGGCTCCTGCTCGTCGAACCGCACCTGCAACGCCGGGGGCAGGTGGTCGTTCACTTCAAGCAGCACCTCGCGCACGGGCTGCACCTCGTTACGCTGGTACACGGCATCGGCCTTGGTGATGTCGCCAAGCCCACCCGCCGCCGTGGGGATGATGCTTGCCATGGCGGGCGGAATGCGGTGCGCGGCGATGATGTCGTCGCGGCTTATGTTCTTGATCTTCTCCAACTCGTCTTTGGTGCTGAAGTCGCCCACGGGCAATATCTGGATGTCCTTCTCGCGCCCGTTGGGTATGTGCAGGAACATGTTACGGAAGTTGCCTATGCCCCGGCTGCCCTCGATGGCGGCGCGGATGCGTTCGGTGTCTTCGTGCTGCATGGCGTTGGAGGCCGAATAGAACACGTAGCCCATGTGCGCGCCGTTGCGGTAATAACGCCGACGAAAGAGCGTGGCGTCTTCGTTCAGCAGCATGCTCTGTATGGCCCCGAGGTAGGCGGGCAAGCCGTAGATGCCTTGGCATACGTCGTAGTTCTTCAGGTGTACCACGTCGCCGGGGTCGAAGGCGGTCAGCTGCCCGGCGGCGTCCAGCAGGCCATAGCAGTTCTCACCCTTCATGCGGCGCATGTTGATGGCGGGCAGGTGCCGCAGGGCTACCACCTCGCCGTACCAGTTACGGGCCTTCAGCAGATAGGCGTTGGCGAACACGGCATAGTCGGTGACGGCGGCGTGCATGTCGCGCCGCGTCAGGGCAGCAGAGGGCACGAAGCCACGCATGTACATGTTGGCTTTGAACTCGAGGATGGGGCCGTGGTAGGCGTTGGCGCGCAGCAACCGGGCAAGGCCCGTCAGCGGCACGGGCGGGCCGTAGTAGCGTCCGTTGTCCAGCAGCCATACGCCGAGGTTGTCGTACACGGCCCCAGCGAGCACGGGTTCCGGGTCGCCCCATTTGAAGGCGACGGCGTTCGCGGGCGTGGCATCGGCGGTCGCGCCCTGCGGGGTATGGCTGGTGCTGTGGAGGCGGGCCTTCTTTCTTCTGCTCATGGTTCCCTCGTTACTGGCTGATGGCCACGGTGCAGCGGGTGGAGGCCCCGCGCCGCGCCAGCGGTTCTGCCGCCAGCGCGTGCATGATGGCCCATGCTACGTCGGCATGGCCCGTGGTGGCATTGCGGGTGGCTGCGTAGGTTATCTGGCCCCTGTCTGTGGTGGTCTGGCGAATGGTCATGAAGGCGTGGGCGATGTCGGTCTCGGCGGCGTCCCATTGCAGGCGGCCTTCTTCGATGACCTCGCGCGCCTTGAGCACCAGCATGGCCTTGGACTGCACGCCATAGTTGATGGGCGTCGCCACCGGGCAGAACTGCTGCACCTGCTCGAAGACGCCTATGCCCGGCCCCGTGGTGTCGATGCCAAGGTGGGCGAAGCGGTACTTCTCTGCCAGTTCGCGGATGCGCTCGGCCTGCCACAGGTACGAGCGTCCCTTCCATTTGTGCCGTTCGATGCAGCGTATGCCGCCGCCGTCGCGCAGGTCGGGCAGCAGCACGGCGAAGGAGGCGTCGTCGCCGCTTCGGGCCGGGTCGTAGCCGCCCCATACGGGCAGGTTGCCCACGGGGTGCGGGTCGCCCTGGCGCACGTCCTGCCAGTCTGCGGGGTCGACCATGCAAGCCTCAAGCTGCGCCAGCCTGAACACGCCCTGCGTATCGTCGATGAACTCGCAGCCGAAGAGCTGCCTGAACTCCTCCGGCGTGTATTCGAGCTTCAGCTGGGCCACGTCGAACAGGTCGCAGCCGCCCGCCTCGGCATCGGCAAGGGTGATGATGTTGCGGAAGTAGGTGTCGGGACAGAGCACCCCGGCGCGCATGGCCTCGGTGTCGGGCCACGGTCTGGGCTTGGAGAAGCGCCGCTGGAACGTCTCGCCCGACCACAGCGGATACGCCTCGTGCGTGATGGCCGACGGGGTGGAGAAGAGCGTGCGCCGCCATCTCTTGTGGGCCGCCATGCCCGTGGCGACCTTGAAGAGTTCCTTGAACTTGGTGATCCAGAAGAACTCGTCGATGTACACATGCCCGTGGTAGCTCTGCGCACTGCGTGAACTGTTCGACAGGAAGTGCAGCTCTGCCTTGCCGTGGGCGGTGTGCAGCACCATGGGGTTGCCGGAGAGGGTGATGTCGAAGGCCTCGCCCGCTATCTGCATGATGTAGTTGCGGAACACCTGCGACTGCGCCTTGGTGGCAGAGAGGAATATCTGGTTGTCACCCGTGAGGCAGGCGTTCTCGAAGGCCTCTTGCGCGAAGTACCATGTGGCCCCTATCTGCCGTGCCTTGAGCAGCATGCGGTTGCGGTGCGTGAGGGCCGCGCGTAGCTGGCGCTGATAGTCGAAATAACGGGCGTGCAGCTTCTCCTGGAACAGGGCGGGGGTGAGGGCGGTGACATCGTTCTTGATGGGCCTGCCCCGGCGCGGGCGGCGTTCGCCTTGTGATGGCGTGGGGCCTTCGCCGTCGGGGGAGGGGGCACAGGCCCCTTCGGCCCCGCCCGCCATGCCTGCGGGCTGCTGCCGTGCAAGCTCGCCCTCGCGCAGGCGCAGGCGTTGCAGCCGTTCCAGCGTCGCCACCAGAAGGTCTACCTCTCTCATCTCGCCGGGGGTCTTGGGGTCTCGTTCCGCCAGCAGCGTAAGGCGACGGGCCACGGCCTCTTCTGCGCCTTCGTGCGTGAGCAGGGCGTCCCAGTCTCCGGTGGCGCACCAGTGGTACACGGTACGCAACGGCACGTTGAGCGTCTCGGCTATCTCTTTGGGTGTGTACCGCTTGAGGTAGAGCGAGCGGGCCGCTTGACGTATCTCTTCATGGTGCATCTTCATGGCGATGCACTATCACGCAATCGATGCAGCATCCCACGAATGTATTCCGCTACTGGTGATAGCGGAATGCAATCTTTTGCCGTGCCCGTGCTCCTGTGTCTACAACGCTGATGCGTACACAGACAACACAACGCCACGGGGAATGCAATGCCGAAACTCACGACCGACTGGATGAAAGTAGCGCAGTCCGGCCCTACGGTGGACGGGCGCAACATCGACCCGGCGTGGCTGTTACAGGCTGCGGAGACCTATTCCGTAGACACCTACACCGCCATGCTGTGGCCCGACCATTTCCGCTTTCAGAACTACGGCAAGGTGCTCGAATTGCGGGCCGACACGCGCCCCGACAGCGTGGTGGAGCTCTTCGCCCGCATCGAACCCAACGCCGCCTACCTCTGGAACAACCAGTTCGGTCAGCGTCTCTACTTCTCCATGGAGATAGACCCCAACTTCGCAGCCACCGGCAAGGCCTACCTCGTGGGGCTTGGTGTGACCGACTCGCCCGCGTCGCTCGGCACCGACGAACTCAAGTTCTCGCACCGGCGCAACAAGCCGGAGAGCCGCTTTCTGCCCGGCGCGGAGTTCCACGGTCTGACCGACGACGAGGAGGAGCGCGTGGACGGCCTCATCGCCCGCGTTCTGCAACGCTTCACAATCCATCCCAAAACACCCGCCAGCGAGGAACCCATGAAGAATGAACAGTATGCGGCCCAGTTCGAGGCTCTGGAGCAGCGCGTGGCCGCGTTCGAGGCGCAGGTGGCAGACCTGAAGGCGTCGTTCGCAGCCACTGTCGTCACCTCCGCGCAGTCCACGGAACAGGCCAAGGAACAGGCGAAGGAAGAACCTGCGCAGGGCGCCCCCGACTCTGCCGACGCCTTCGCCAAGCTCTGCGACACGGTGCTCAAGCTCTCGCAGAAGCTCGACGCCATCGACAGCCGCCTTGCCGCTGCCAAGCCGGGCGAGACCTTCAACTCCACCGCGCCCGCCGGAACCGCGCCGCTTCTGTAGGAGCCAGCATGAACGTCACCACCGTCCCCCTGTTCCGTTCCATGCTCGACCGCTTCGCCGTGGGGTACGGCGTGCCCACGGTCGAGAGGCAGTTCACCATCGTACCGAGCATCGCGCAGCAGTTGAGCGACAAGATCGTGGAGCAGAGCACCTTCCTGCCCAAGATCAACATCGTGCCCGTCGATGAGCTCAAGGGCGAGAACATCCTCGGCTACGCCAACGCCCCCGTGACCGGACGCACCGACACCTCGCAGCCCGGCAAGGAGCGCGAGCCGCGCAACGTGCTTGGCATGGGCCGCTACGCCTTCGAATTGCACCAGACCAACGCCGACGTGGCCCTGCCGTACCGCCTCATCGACGCATGGGCCAAGTTCAAGGACTTCGCCGAACGCTACGCCCGCTACGTGCAGCAGCGCATGGCCAACGACATGGAGATCATCGGCTGGAACGGCACCAGCGCCGCAGCCGACACCGACGCCTCGACCAACACCCTGTTGCAGGACGTGAACAAGGGCTGGATGCAGTACATGCGCGACAACCTGCCCGCCAACATCCTCACGCAGGGGAAGACGACTGGCGAGATACGCATCGGCACCGGGGGCGACTGGGACAACCTCGATGTGGCCGTGAACGACCTGTTGCAGGGCATCCCGCCGTACATGCGGCACGACCTCGTGGCGCTGGTGGGCTCCGACCTCATCGCCCACGAGAAGGCCGCGCTCTATGCCGTGGTGGGCGGCAAGCCCACCGAGAAGGCCATGCTGGCGGCCTCCATGACCACCTTCGGTGGCCTGCCGTGGGAGACGCCGAGCAACTTCCCGGCGCGCGGGCTTGTGGTGACGAGCTACGACAACCTCTCCATCTACCGGCAGGCCGACTCGTGGCGTCGTCACATCGTGGACAACCCCAAGCGCGATCAGGTCGAGGACTACAACAGCCGTAACGAGGGCTACGTGGTCGAGACCCCCGAGAAGTTCGTCGCCGTGGAGTTCTCCAAGGTGAAGCTGCCCGCCGGGGCCGGGGCATGGGGGTAGCCATGTCACTCATGCGTAGACACCAGCAGGCCGTGCGCGAGGCCGCCAGCGAAGGGATGCCCCATGCAGGGTACGCCACTGGGCACACTGGCGGGCATGTGCTCGACGTGATGCCCACGGGCCTCATGGGTGGCAGCCAGCTTGCCGCCATGCTCGACGCCTCGCTCGCCGAAGACCTCGCCATGCTGCACGACGTGGCCTCCATCGAACGCAAGGCGGAGATCAAGCGCGAACGCCTCATCCCCAAATACCGCGACTACGCCGCCCGGCTCATGGGCGAGAGCGCGCGGCATGAGCTGCTCGGCTACTACATCGTGTGGTGCTTCGACGCCGGGCACATCGAAGAGGGCCTTCGCGTCGCGGCATGGGCCATGGAGCACGGGCAGCCCCTGCCCGAACGCTTCCGGGCCGGGCTTCCGCTCTTCGTGGCCACGCAGACCCTCGAATGGGCAGAGCGTGAATACAACGCGGGGCGCGCCTTCGAGCCGTACCTCACGCAGGCGCAAGAGCTTGCGTGCTCCGGTGGAGACGTGCCCGACGATACCGTGGCCCTGTTCCACCGCCTGCGGGGCCTGCGGGCCGAGTCCGACGGCGACCTTGCCACCGCAGAGTGTGAGCTTGCCCGGGCCTTCGACCTCGGGGCCAAGGTGAAGACGGCCCTTGAAGGGGTTCGCAAGCGCCTTGCCCGCACCACCGAGACGACTGTGACGCCGCCCGCCCCGAACCCTGAAGGCTAGCGGCCCGAGATACTCCTCCACCCGACCGGGGCGACCCGGGCGCACGTCAGGCACAGGGTGCCATATGCGTGACGCCCGGGGCCGCCCCCACCAAGCAGGACGCCATGAGCTTCAACGCCCTCACCGACAAGACTTCAACCCGCATCGTGGCGGGCGACGGCTGGTGGCCCGACCTTTCCGTGGGCGAGTTCATGGGCAACTACCGCCTGCCCGCCGAATACGCCGAAGACATGGTCGAAGACCACATCGCCATCGCCCGGCTGTGGGCGGTGCGACAGCTAGCCGCATGGCGTGCGGGGCAGCAGGCGGCGGGCCACGCCAGCATCGACACCGTGCCCGTGTGCGGCCTTGCGGGCGAGGCCACGCGCCTCTTCAAGCGGGCTGTGTTCTGCCATGCCAAGGCCCTGCTGCTCGGGCAGTTCGTCACCGTTGAACGGCGCGAGGCCGCCCGCGACGCGGGCAAGGAGACGCCCGACATCACCGCCATGTTCTACGCATGGGCGCACGACGCCATCGCCGACCTGCTCGGCAACGGGCGCGTCTCTGTGGGGCTGGTGTAGCCATGCGCAAGATACGTGGACTCATCGACCATCTTCTGGCTGTCACCGGCTTGCCGCGTGAGCAGGTGGAGGCCTTCGCCGACAAGGGCGCGCTCATGCCCACGGGGCGCGACCTCGGCCCAGATGGGCAGGGAAGGGCGCAGGTCGAGGCCGGGGTGTGGAAGTACGACGCGGTCATCCGGTTGCAACGCTATGCGGGCGACGGCCCCACGCTCATGGCCGTGGTGCTCGGCTGGCTCGCGGATGCCGACCCCGACCGCGACGGCCTCGTCGACCCTGAACTGGATGTGGCCATCAACGACGCCCACACCTGCGACGTGGAGATCGCCTGCGAGTTCGAAGAGCGCCTTGTCATCCGCGAAGACCCGCAAGGCCCGGTGGCCTTCGACGGCAGACACTGGAGCATGGCCCTGCCCGACATCTCCGTGGCGGACGCCGTGTCGGGCATGAGGGGGCAGCGTGGCTAGCTTCACCGTCGCCCCCTACAGGCCGGGAGCCAAACGGCTGGACGAACAGCTCGACGACTTCGCCCGCACCATCCGGCACCGGCAGCAGCTCGCCCGCAAGCTTGGCGGCTATGTCCGCACCGTGGCCCGGCGCAACGTGCGGCGGCAGCGCACCGTCTCCGGCGAGGCCTTCGCGCCGCGCAAGCGGCAGCGCGACCAGCGCCGCATGTTGCAGGGGCTGGCGCAGTCGCTGGCGGTCATCTCCCGCGCCTCGGAGGGCGGCGTGGTGGTCAGCTGGCGCAACCCGCTCGAAGCGCACATCGCCGCGCGACACCAGTTCGGCATCGGTGAACGGTGGACGCCACGGCGTGCAGCCGCCGCCTACGGCATCCCCGACTACAAGCGGCCCTGCACCCGCAGGCAGGCCAAGGCACTTATCGCGGCAGGGTTCCGCTTGCCCGTGCCCGGCCCCAGAGGGGTGCGGGCCTTCAAGCGCGTCTCGGTGCAGTGGCTCGAAGCGCATTTCAGCCTGGGGCACGCGGGCCTTGTGCTGCGCATCATGCGCACCGGAAGGCATCAGGGGCGGCAGACATGGCGCGACACCGTGCCCGTGCGCGACTTCCTCGGCATCACCGGCGCAGACGCAGACAAGATGTGCGTGCGCATCATCAACACCGTGTTGGCCCGCAAGGCCAAGTAGGAGAACGCCCATGCTCGGACGTGTGCAGATCAACAACCTGAACCTCATTCAGGGGCCGTTGCCCTCTGTCGAGAACTACTTCCTGTTCATCGGCAGGGGGGCGGGCAAGAACGAGGGCGCGCTGGTGACCATGAACCAGCAGACAGACCTTGCCGCCGTGCTCGGCAGCGAGGACAGCAACCTCAAGAAACAGGTGGCCGCCGCCCGGCTGAACGCGGGGCAGAACTGGAACGCCTGCGTCATCCCCCTTGCGGCTGAAGCAACATGGGCAGAGGCCGTGGACTTCGCCATGGAGCGCGTCTCCGTCGAGGCCGTGGTGGTGACAGACCCCGTGGCTTCGGCCTCTGAACTGGAGGCCATGCAGGCCAAGGCCGAGAGCATCATGGCCAAGTACATGCGCCCGCTCTTCTTCATCCCCTGCTCGCGCGGGCCGCTGCCCACCGAGACGTGGAGCACCTTCACCGCGGCCCTCGCCGCCATCACGCAGGGCCTCGCCTGCGATCAGGTGAACCCCGTGGCCACGGTGTGGGGCGCGGAGCTTGGCACCTATGCCGGGCGGCTGGCCAACAGCGCCGTGACCGTTGCCGACTCGCCCATGCGCGTGGCGACCGGGGCGCTCGTGGGGTCATGGGCCGAACGCCCCAAGGACAAGGACGGGCACATCCTGGACATGTCGGTGCTCGACGCCCTCGACAAGGCCCGGTGGTCGGTGCCGCAGTGGTACCCGGATTACCCGGGCGTCTACTGGGGCGACGGCAACGTGCTCGACGTGCCCGGCGGCGACTTCCAGACCATCGAGAACCTGCGGGTGGTGCAGAAGGCCATGCGCAGCGTGTACCCGCTGGCCGTGGCCCGCATCGCAGACCGCGCCCTCAATTCCACCCCTGCCAGCATGGAGGCCGCCAAGATGTACTTCGCCCGCCCCCTGCGAGAGATGAGCCGCTCGCGCAAGGTGCTCGGGCAGGTCTTCCCCGGCGAGATCGAGCCGCCCGCCGATGACGCCATCGGCCTCACATGGCCCACAAAGTACTCGGTGGTCATCGACATGACGGTGCGGCCCTACAACTGCCCCAAGTCCATAACCTGCAACATCCTGCTGGATCTGACCAACTACGGGTAGGTGAGCCATGTCCGGACAACGCATCAGCGGCAAGAACTTCGACGTGCGCATCGGCACGCTGGCCGTCACCGTGAGCAAATGCACCCTCTCGCTCGAAGACAACACCGAAGTGGCCAAGGACAACGGCGTCCCCAACGGGTGGGTGGATGGCGACGTGCAGGCCGACGGCGACCTCGAACTGGACGCCCTCGCCATGTCGCTACTCGCCGAAGCCGCCAAGAGTGCCGGGTCGTTCCGCGACCTGCCCGCCTTCGACATCCTCTTCTACGCCAAGACGGGCAGCGGCGAGGAGATGAAGGTTGAGGCCTTCGGCTGCAAGCTCAAGGTCGAGTCGCTCCTCGATGTCGACCGCAAGGGCGGCGAGAAGCACATCTCCAAGGTCAAGTTCATGGTCACCAGCCCCGACTTCGTGCGCATCAACGGCGTTCCGTACCTCTCGCGTGCCGACACCGAGGGCGTGGTGGACGCCTCAAGCCGCAGCAGAAGCCTCTTCTAGGTGGCGTCATGGACGCGGCAGACATCGCCACCCAGCGCGAGCACATCCTCCGCCTCGAGGCCCTGGCCCGGAATCGGGCCTCGCGCCCGGTACATGCTGCCGGGCCGCCCCCGACACGGTGCGAGGAGTGCGGCGACCCCATCCCCGAAGCAAGGCGCGCCGCCGTGCCCGGCGTGCGCCTGTGCGTCACCTGTCAGCAGGAGCAGGAACGATGATCGAGAAGACCAAGGCCCCACGCGGCATCAGGAACAACAACCCCGGCAACATCGAGTTCAACGCCCGTGTGCAATGGGAAGGGCAGACGGGCACCGACGGGCGCTTCGCCACCTTCACCCGGCCCGAAGACGGCCTGCGGGCCGTCGCCAAGGTGTTGCTTAACTACCAGCGCAAGCATGGCCTGAACACGGTGCGTGAACTGCTCACCCGGTACGCGCCTGCCTTCGAGAACGATACCGGCAGCTACATCGACCATGTGGCAGCGCGCATCGGCGTCACGCCCGATACGTCCATCGACGTGGCCGCCAACCTCGAACCGCTGTTGCGGGCCATCGTGGCGCACGAGAACGGGCACGGGTGGGACGAGCACTACGGCACAGAGACCTACCGCGCCGCCATACAGCGGGCCGTGGGGGCGGCATGACGCGGTTCATGCTCATCGCCTGCGCCGTGGTGGCGCTGCTCGGTGGCGGCACGCTGTGGTGGCAGTCATCCACCATAGACGGCCTGCGGGCCGCGCTGGAGCGTGCCGAGGCCTCGGTGCTCACGCTTGAGCAGGCCAACGGCGCACAGAACGCCACGCTCGCCGCCCTGCGCCGCGACGTGGCCACGCGCGATGCCGTCATCGCCGAGCGCGACCGGCGCATGGCCCGCATCGAAACGGAACGCGCGGCTGCCCGGCGCGCACTCACGGAGGCCCTGAATGATCCGACGACTCGCCAGTGGGCTGCTGCCCCTCTGCCTGACGCTGTGCGCGGGCTGCTCCGGTAACGTGCGGCACGTGCCCGTGCCCGTGCGCGAGGTGGTCACGCCGCCCCCGGCCCTCATGGCGCACACGCCACGGCCCGTGTGGAACGGCACCACCAACGCCGACCTGCTCGACTTCGCGCAGGAGGCAGCCACGGCCCTCGACCGCTGCAATGCCGACAAGGAGGCCATGCGGACATGGGCCACGGAGACCACCCGATGACAGACCTGTGGAGCGAGGCCTTCAACTGGTTGCAGCGCATGTGGCTTGTCATCTGCCTTTCGCTGCTCGGCGGCATGGCCCGCGCCGCCAAGTGCGGCGAGCGCACCTTCGGCGGGTGGTTCTGTTCGGCCCTCGTGGCGCTGTTCTCGGGCGTGGTGACGCACATGCTCATGCAGGACATCACCAGCATATCCGACACGGTGCGCGTGGCCTGCGCCTCTGTCTCCGCCTATTCGGGCGGAGTGCTTCTCGACGCGGTGCAGGCCCGCATCGCCGATGTGGTGCTCACCGGAATCAACAAACGTGGATAGGAGACCATCATGCAGAAGACCATCAAGCTCATCGTCAACGGCGACCGTCTCACCTTCAACGTGGATACGCCCACCTACAACCGCTACCTGAACGAGATGCAGCCCACCAATAAGGTGGCCCCGGCACACAACTTTCTCATGCGCTGCGTCGATGCGGAGAGCCGCGCAACCCTTGAAGGGTTACTTGAACTGCCCGGTGCAGGCGTGCAGATGGCGGCGCAGGTCGTCGGGGAGTTCATGCCCGACATCGACATCGAGGTGGGAAAGTAGAGGCGTGGGCGGATGCCATCGACACCAACGGCGCGGCCCAGCTGGTGGCCCTGTCGCGTCGATGGTTCCCGACCCGCGCCGTAGACACCGAGAGCATGGCAGAGGCCCTGTGGCTGGAACGTCGCCACTGGGAGAACATGGGGGCCGCCGTGGCTGGCGGCATCGTGAAGGCCTTCAAGGGATGATGGGATGATGGGAGCAGGGCATGGCCTTGAGCAAGCTGCAACGTCTTGAGTTCGCCATAGGGCTGCGTGACAACGCCTCGGTGAAGGTGGCCAAGCTTCGCGCGTCGCTCTCGCGGCTGAACGAGTCCGTCACCTCGCAGGTGACCGGCATCGGGGCCGGGGCAGCCGGGGCCTTTGGGGCTGCGCTCTCGGTGCAGCAGCTGGTGGCCCCCGCCATCGACCTCAACCGGGCACTGGGCGAGGTGGCGAGCCTCGACGTGGACGGTGCGGCCCTGAAGTCCCTTGAGGCAGAGGCCAAAGCCTTCGCCGTACAGTACGGCGGCACCGCTGCCGACGTGGTGCGCGCCTCCTACGACATCCAGTCGGCCATCGCGGGCCTGAAGGGGAACGAGCTGGCGGCCTTCACGGTCTCGTCCGGCGTGCTGGCCAAGGCCACCAAGGCCGACGTGGCCACCGTCACCTCGTACATGGGCACCATGTACGGCATCTTCAAGCAACAGGCCGACAACATGGGCCGGGCGCAGTGGGTCGAACAGCTCGCCGGACGCACCGCGTTGGCCGTGCAGATGTTCAAGACCACGGGCAACGAGATGTCGTCGGCCTTCACCGCCATAGGGGCCAACGCCACGGCTGCAGGCATCAGGGCCGAAGAGCAGATGGCCGTGCTCGGCATGCTGCAATCCACCATGGGCGGCAGCGAGGCGGGCACCAAGTACAAGGCCTTCCTTGCCGGGGTGGGCAACGCCCAGAAGGAGCTCGGGCTCTCGTTCACCGACAGGGGCGGCAACATGCTCGGCATGGTGGACATCCTGGACAGGATACGGGGCAAGTTCGGCGACACGCTCGAAGTGGCGGAATCGGACGCCCTGAAGAAGGCCTTCGGTTCCGACGAGGCCGTGTCGCTCATCAAGCTGCTTCTGGCAGACACCAAGGGCCTTGCGCGGAACATCGACACGCTGGGCAAGGTGCAGGGCATGGACAAGGCCCGCCAGATGGCAGCCAGGATGACCGACGTGTGGGGCCGCCTCGGAGGCGCAATCAACGTGGTGGCCTCGTCCTTCGGGCAGGTGCTGCTGCCGCCCCTCGAGGTGTTGGGCGGGCACATCGTGGAGGTGCTCGGCACGCTCAACCGCTGGATTGGCATCGCCCCCAACCTCTTCAGGTGGATAGGCTACCTCGCCGTGGCCAGCGTCACCTTCGCGGGCGTCATGGGCCTTGTGGCCGCTGTGACAGGCATCGGCAGACTGGCGCTGGTGGGCATGACCGGGCCGCTCAAGCTGGTGGCCGTGGCCTTCGGCCTGCTCACCAAGGTCACAGGCTTGCAGACGGCGGCCCAGTGGCTGCTCAACTCCGCCATCCTCGCCAACCCCATCACGTGGGTCGTGCTTGGCGTGCTGTCTCTCATCGCCGTGCTCGGCGACTGCCTCGGCTGGTGGGACGCGCTGAAGGCCTCGCTGGGCGACACGGCATGGGGCAATGCCCTCGTGGAGACGGTGCTTGCCGTCATCGCGCCGTTCCGCGCCATGTACAACGCCATCGCAGGTGTGATGGGCCTCTTTTCAGGCTCCGCCTCTGCGCCTGCCATGCCGGGCGCCGCCCCCGATGCGCCTTCCGTCGAGCCTCCAGCCCCCGTGGCTTCCCTCGAAGCCGCCCGTACACCCGTGGTGCCATCTGCCGGACTCATGCGTGAAGGGGGCAAGGTGTTCGCCAAGGGCGGCAACAGCAAGACGACGACCATCGGCACGGTCAACATCACCACCGACAAGCCGATGGATGCCGCACTCATGAAAGAGCAAATCGAGCTGGCGGCGGGGTAGGGGATGGAACCGCGCTACATCGACCTTCGCATCACGGACGACGATCTCACCCTCGACGCGGGCGGGCAGCCCGTCACGCTCGAAGGCCGCGCGTCCATCGCACAGGACATCGTGCACATGATCCGCGAATCGGGGCTTCTGGTGGACATCATCGCCAACCGCGACGCCCGTCAGCGGCGAACCAACATCGTGCGGATCACCATCGCCGTGGACGACGACAAGCGCATCGTACCCGGTTCCACCGTCGTGGAAGAGGCGAGCCCCGGCGAATACTGGCTCACGGCCCGGACCGTGGACTACGGCGAGATTACGCTCAAGCTGGAGGCATGAGAGATGGGCAAGGGTGAAGGCTATGCGTTGGCGGCTCTAACGGGCTGCACGGCACGCCATTCGGTTCGCGTGTGGGCGGTCTCCCACAGCGTGAACGCCTGCTGCATGTTCAGCCAGAGTTCCGGGGTGGTGTTGAGGGCGCGAGAGAGTCGCAAGGCGATGTCGGGCGTGATGGCCGCGCGCTCATTCACGATGGCCGAAAGGGCCTTGCGCGAAATGCCAAGCTGCTGCGCAAGTGCCGTGATCGTCAGGCCGAGCGGCTCCATGTGCATCCTGTGCAGGATGCCGCCGGGGTGCGTGGGCTTTCTGGTGCGGGTGCGCATGGGGTCTCTCCTAGTGATAGTCCTGATAGTTCACGACATGGGCGTCTCCGTTCTCGAATCGGAAGGTCATTCGCCAGTTGCCGGAGATCTTCACAGCCCAGTGGCCGTTGAGATTTCCCTTGAGCTGGTGCAGCCCCGAACCGGGAAAGCCCATGTCTTTGACCTCTCGTGCGTTGTCGAGAAGGTCGAGAACGTCAAGCAGCTTGCGTACATGCTTCTGTTGTACGCCTTTGGTTGTACCATCGTAGAACAGGTCTTCAAGGCCCTTGTGCGCAAAGCTGCGAATCATGGATGCAATGTAACCATTCTGGTTACACCGTGTCAAGGTGCACCCGAGCAAAGCCTTGCCTGCCAATGGTTCACAATCTCCAAGGAATAGACCGATGACCACCCAGACCCCTTCCGACCTCTTCACTTCCATGCTCCGGCAGGCAGGCGTTCCCGTCACCGCGCAGGACATGCAGCGCGAGTGGGATGCCATCAACACCGCGCAGGGCAGCCGCATCACCAACGACAGCGCATGGTCGCCGTTCTGGCGGCTCATCTCGTCCATGGTCACGGCCCCGGCGCAATGGCTGGTCTCGCTGCTGGTCGAGCACGCCTTGCCCAACACCTTCCTGCGGTACGCCTCGGGCCAGTGGCTGGACGTGTTCGCGTGGGGCGTGGACGTGAAGCGCAAGCCCGCAGCCACGGCCTCGGGCCGTGTGGTCTTCACGCGCGCCTCGGCCTCGGGCGACCTCACCATCCCGCAAGGCACGCTGGTAGAGTCGCCCGACATCGGCGGCGTCATCTACCGGGTGCAGACCGTGCGCGAAGATGTCATCCCCCACGGGCAACTTGGCGTCACCGCAGAGGTGCAGGCAGAGAAGTCCGGCGCAGCCTACAACCTCGGGCCGGGGTACTATTCCATTCTCACAAGGCCCGTGCCCGGGGTGGTGTCCGTCTCCAACGGGGCCGACTGGCTCACCGCGCCCGGCGCGGATGTGGAGAGCGACGAAGCCCTGCGCCTGCGCACCCGCAACCAGTTCGCCGCCGTGGGCCAGTACCACCACGACGCGGCCTACCGTGCCCTCATCGCCGCCTTCGCCGGAGTACGCACCGACCACCTCTTCTTCGAGAAGGACGCCCCGCGCGGCCCCGGAACCGCCAACTGCCACGTCATGGTCGAGAGCGGCATCCCCCCGGCTGACCTCGTCGACGCCATCAACACCCACATCGCGGCGTCCGGCAACCACGGTCACGGCGACGACATGCGCTGCATGGCCATGCGTGCCAAGCCCGTGACCATGCGCGCCACGGTGTACGCCGTGCCGCAGGCCGACACTGCCCGGCGCGAGAGCCTGCGCCGGGGCGTGGAAGACCGCATCCGTTGCGCCTTCCGCGAGAATGCCGACTTCGCCATGACCAAGACCATGCCCCTTGCGCGTTTCAGCCTTTCGCGCCTTGCCGAGGAACTGCACCTTGCCCTGCCAGACCTCCAGAGCGTGGAGCTTTCATACACCCTGCCCGGCGTGGGGCAGGGCAGCGCCGAAGACATCGTGGCCGCGCTCGAACTGCCCACGCTGCAAGGCCTCACCGTGGAGGTGGCAGCATGATGCCGCTCCCGCCCATACGCCTTCCGTTCTGGATGGGGGGCGAGCAGGCCTCGAAGCTCGCGGCAGCCGCGCAGGTGTGGTTCGCGCGCCTTGGCGAGGTGGCCACATGGCCCGCCCGGCAACTCGACCCGTTCACGGCGACATTGCCCGTGCTCGACCTCATGGCGTGGCAACGCAACATCACCAGCTACCCCGGCGAACCGGAACGCCTCTACCGCCTTCGCGTGGCCCATGCCTACGCCAACGCCTGCGATGCAGGCTCCGTGGCAGGTTGGAAGCGCATCTTCAGGCGGCTTGAACTCGGCGACGTGGAACTGGAAGAACGCGTGCCCGGGCAGCCGTGGGACGTCATCGGCGTGGTGGTGGACGATGCCAGCTTCCCCGACCGGCAGAACGTGCTTGAGATCATCGTGGACGAGTACGGGCGCACGTGTCGCCGCTATCGCTTCATCAGCCGCATCACCAAGGCCGTGCGCGTGACCGCCTGCGCCTTCGATGACGACCACCTCACCGTCTCGGCCTGTAGTGCCACTATCCCCGGTGTGCGCCTGCCCGTGCGGGCTGCCACCTTCGACAACGAACATCATACAATGGAGGCCATCGCATGAGCGTTGCACTCACCTACGCAGGGGAAAGCCTCATCGCCCGGCTACAGGCCGAAGGCCGCCCCCTGACCATAGACACCTTCATCTTCGCCGACGTGCCGGGCGTCGACCATACGGCCCCGGTCAACCCGGGGCAGGGCCTGCCTGAAGGGCACGAGGTCTACCGCTTCGCCATCCCGCAAGAGTACCGGGCCTTCGTGAACCCCAATCAGGTGGTGTACTCGGCGCTGCTCGGTTCCGACATCGGCCCCTTCGCCTTCAACTGGCAGGGGCTGTACTGCACCGAACACGCCACCCTCGTGGCCGTGGCCACCTTCCCCCGGCTTGAGAAGCGCAAGTACGACCCCGCCACCAACACGCAGGGCAACAACCTCACCCGCAACTTCATGCTGGAGTTCTCCGGCGCGCGTGAGGTCACGCAGGTCACCGTCGAGGCCGCCGTCTGGCAGCTCGACTTCTCGGTGCGCCTCCAGGGCATGGACGAGCGCGAGCGCCTGTCGAACCGCGACATCTACGGCAGGGCCGCCTTCCTCGACGACGGCTGGCTCCTCACCCGCACGGCGGACGCCTACAGGTTCGAGGCCGGGCGCGGCTATGTGGAGGGCATCCGTGCCGCCCTTGCAGAGCCTCTGCCCGCTGTGCCCACGGTCAGCCCGTGCGACGTATGGCTCGACGTGTCCATGCAGGGCCAAGGCTCCGACGTGGTGACCACCGTGTCGCCGCTCTTTCTCGCGCCCGGCACAGCCAGCCCCGACTACACCACGGCCCCGCCGCACAACACCCGCCACTACTGCGAGAAGGTAGCCCGCATCGAGGCCGACGGCACGGTCGTTGACCTGCGGGCACGTTCCCCGCTGTCCGCGACCGCGCTGGTCACCGCGACACGGGACATGCTGGCTGGCGTCATAGTGGAGTGGGAGAGCGAGACAATTCCGGTGCTCGCAGACGGCATGCCGTTGGGGCTGGAACTTGACGGAAACGTGGTTTCCCTCGCTGCATTCCCGCGTCTGCGGCGCAAGTGGTGCGGTGCGGAGAAGAACGGCACGGCACCGGCGTGGTACCGCTGCACAAGCGGAGGAGTGCGTGACGCAGCTGGCGGCTATATCAAACTACAGGACAGACGCGGCAATAGCCCACGTGGTTGGGATCACGGTCGTGGGGTTGACGCCGGGCGAATACTGGCAAGCGCGCAAGAGGCCACCGGCCTATCATCTGGAACGCTGTATGTGGGCGGAAACCCGGGGGCGGGCATAATCCAGAGCATTACCCATTTGGATGGCCCGACCACGACTTCGACAAGTACCGCCAACAGCAATGCCGCGACCGCACAGGTGAGCATCACGTCCGGTAAGGTGCGTGTTGCGAACGTGGCCACAATGTTCGTCGTGCTGGTTTAACCATGAGGAGACCGAGATGCGCATCCATATCCATGACCACGAAACCAGAGAGTTCAAGGCAACCCTCGACTGGACGCCCCCCAACGAGTGGGTGGCACTGCCTGCCGACGCCACCACGCTACAGCCCCCGGCATTGCTTGCGGGCTTCGCGCGTGTGCTGAACCTCGCGGGCGATGTTTGGGAACACGTCGAAGACCACCGGGGCAAGGCGGGCTTCATTGATGGGCAGCCCCACACGGTGCGCGACCTTGGGCCGCTGCCTGCCGGGTGGAGCACGACCGCCCCCGAAGCGTCACTGGCTGACGCCAAGGCCAACAAGCGTACGGCCATCGCCGCCGGGCATGATGCCGCCCTCGCGGGTGTGGTCGCCATCTCCGACCCCACGCCCACCGTGGTTGCCGTCGAAGCGGCGCTGCTGGCCACCACCGACTCCACCGGGCTGGCCTACGCCCGGCAGAAGCTGGCCACGCGCCGGGCAGAACTTGAAGCGATGGTTGAAGCCGCGCAGACGGTGGAGGCCGTCATGGCGATAGCCGTCAGCTATCCGGTGTAGCCATGTTCCAGCCCGTCACGTTCACGCCGCCGTCCAGTGTGGACGGCATCGCCGCCGGCCTTTCGTCCTCGCTCGACGCCATCGGCTCCACGCTTGCCACCGGGGCAGGGCGGCTGTCCTCGCTGGGCGGCGCACCGTCGGCCCCAGTCCCTGGCCTGAACGGTATGGGCGACATGCGCGGACAGGCCACCGGTATGTTCGCGGAACCCGTGCCGTACCTCGCCGTCACGCCCTACCAGCGGGGCGTCGGTCAGCACCGTGGCGAACACGCCTACCTCACGCCCACCGGGGCCATCCGCGCCGTGGGCACCCGCCTTGGCGACATGCCGTCGCTGACGACGGACGGGCTTCCGGGCATGGATACGGGCCTCGTGCTGGTGGTCATGGCCGCGCCCGATGCCGGGCGCTTCGCCACCTCGCTGCAACGCTTCAACGCCGTCATGCCGCTGGTCGAGTTGCAGCAGGCACAGCGCAGGGCCGGGGCCCTCGCCACGCTGGAAGAGGACAAGTTCAAGGTGCCGCCCGCACCGGGTTATCCGGCGTGGGGCAAGGCCTCGCCCCGGCGCGGGGCCACGGGCAGGGCCACCGACGTGGCGCTGGGGGCGCAGCTGGCCCTTGGCGAAGGGCACGAGGCGGCAACGGCCTCGCCTCTGGAGCGGTTGCAGGGCTTCGCCACCCGGCAGGCCGCCACCATGCAGCGCCGCCGGGCCGACCTCGCGTCACTCGGCAGCAGCATGACAGGCACCGACCCCGGCTGGTTCGGCATCTACCTCGAAGGGCTGGTGGCAGAAGTGGCGCGCCTGCTGGTGCGGTTCGTGCCGCCCCTCGACGACGCCTTCAAGTGCTGCGCCGCCGTCTGCTGGTACGGCAGGCGGCAACAGGTTGCCTACTACAAGGAGGCCTTCGGCCTGCGCAATCCATTGGAGGGAGTGCTGTGAGCTTCCTGCGCCTCGACAACTACACGGTGCCGGGCTTCGGCCTTCAGGCTGCCTTGTCGCTCAAGTTCAAGGACGAAGACGCCTCGGGCGACAGTTCGAGCACCGCCAAGGCCAGCAAGGGCACCAAGGGCAAACGCCTCGAATGCAAGGTGTGCATCCGCTACCGTGACGAAGCCGACCTGCGCAGCCTCACCAGCATGGCAGAGGCCAAGCAGGGCGGAGACGGCAGGGTCTACACCATCACCAACCGCACCGCCAACGCCGCAGGCATGAGGCAGGGGCGCTTCACGGGCGACTTCAGGGCCGACGAGCAGGAGGATACGCGGTGCTGGCTCGTCTCGTTCTCGCTGGCGGAGCATATCTCCGCGCCCGAACGGGCAGAGGCACGCGAAGCCCCCCGGGCCGTCGCCACGCAGCAGAACCCCGGCGAGACCATCGCCCCGGCGGCGGAACCCACCGTGCAGGACAAACAGAACCTGACATGGGCGGAACGCATGCTGAAGAAGGCCAGCGATGCCATCGGCGGCTTCGATGATGCCGGGGGCACCACGCCATGAGGCTCATCAAGCGGCTCACGGTGGCAGGGGCGGAGGTCCCCCTCGTCTCTGAAGACATCCGCCTCGACGCCGACCGCCCCGGGCGTGCCGTGTTTCAGGTGCGGGCCACGGCCCCCCTCGCGGGCGAGGTGACCTTCGCCATCGGCTGGCATTTCGAGCAGGGGCTCACCCGTTTCTTCACCGGCGACATCGAACGGTGCGAGGCCGTGGACGGCGCACAGCAGCGCATGTTCTGCCGCGAGGTCTCGGCCCGTCTCGACGCGTCCATGCCCGTAGCCATGCGCCACCCGACCCTGCGCGAGGTGGTGACCTTCTACGCCGAACGCACGGGCCTGCATGCCATCGTGCCCGAACGCCCGTATGCGACCACACGCATTCCGTACTTCGGGGGGCTCGGTTCCGGCTTCCACGGCGTGGCGTCGCTGGGCGAGGTCTTCGGCATCCCCGACTACACATGGGGCGCGCAGGGCGACGGGCGGCTCTTCGTGGGCTCATGGGCCGACTCGCGCTGGCCAGCCCGCCCGGTGGAACTCCCGCGCGAGCTGTTCATCCGGAGCGCCTCCACGGGCTCGCGCGTGGTCGCCGTGCCGGGGCTGCGCCCGGGGGCCGTGCTCAACGGCGAACGCATACACGCCCTGCGCCTTGCGGGGCACGAGATGGAGATCACATGCAAGAGACCATAAGGGCCGCCGTGCTGCGCCTCTTCCCCGAGCTTTCAGGCGGCCTGCACCTCGACAGGTACGCCCGCGTGGTGGCCATCGCAGACCAGCCCGGCGAAGGGGCCACCTGCGAACGCTTCCGCCCGCGCTATGCGGTGGACATCGAGATACTCACGGCAGACATGGAGCCAGACCCGGCCTATCCCGTCTATCCCGCCGTGCCGCTGCCCGTGTCGTGCGGGGCAGGGCAGGAGAGCGGCACCTTCGCCTATCCCGAACCCGGGGCGCTCGTGGTGGTGGGCTTCGCCTATGGCAGGCCCGACCATCCCGTCATCCGGCAGGTCTACCCGCTCGGGGTGTCGCTGCCGGGCGTGGCTCCGCGTGAATGGCTGGCGCAGCAGTCGCCCACCGTCTTCCAGCGGGCCGATGCCGAGGGCAACTGGACGCGCGCCACCGACGCCACCATCACCGACGACTCGGTGTCGCGCATCGTCCGGGCCGTGGACGCCACGACTGACATCGCCCGCGAACTGCGCCGCATCTCGGAGCACTCCACGACAGAGGTCGGGGGCATGGCCACGCTCGAGGCGGGCACGGTGCTCACCATGCTGGCGGGCATCCGGGCCGACCTCGGCACACTTGGCACGCTCAACCTCACATCCGGGGCAGGGGCCACGCTCACCGTGGGCGAGGGGCTGCAAGAGACGGTGGGGGCCGACCGCACGACCGACGTGCGCGGGGCACGGGCCACCACCATAGGCGGGGCCGACACGCTCTCAGTGGGTGCGGACAGGGCCGCGAACATCGCCGGGGCCAGCACGGAGACGGTCAAGGGCGAGAAGTCCATCAACGCCGCCAACATCACACTGGCGGCGCAGGGCACCATATGCTGCAAGGCGGGGCAAGGCTCAGGCACGAGCCTTTTTGCTGAACTGCTGGCCTGCCTCGACGAGATTCGCGCCGCCCTCGACGTGCTCGCCGGGCACACCCACCCCGACGCCGGAACCATCGACCAAGGGGCCGCCGTCTCCGGACACGCGGCACGTCTCGGAGGCCACAGGGCCACCATCGGAGGCATCACGAGATGAGTGGATTTTTCGGGTGATGTTTTCTTTGTATATCGCGAGCTGTGTTGCGTATTTTTTCAATTTTTGAATACAGTTCAGAGCTGCTACTATTGCAGATGTATAGCTCAAGAACTAACAACTGACTCATGAATTCATCAGTATTTTCGTGATTTATTCTTCTTCTTTCTCGGTGCATAAAGTAATAAGCTAACAATTTACTATCATATTCACCATATATAGACAGCATATCACATGCGCATTGATATGCTTCATGCCCGATTGAAGACTCAAAGTAGACTGCTTTTCTATCTAATGATGTAAATATCTTTTTGTTAGACATGAGTTTTTTTAATTTCAATATGAACACATCGTATTCGTAGTCATAGTTTTTATTATTAATGTCAATAATTGTATTTGGTTGTTCCATTGATACTTCTTCTATTGCAACAATAGCATCATGGATATAGCCGTAGAACTCGTCAACCGCATTAATCATCTCTTTTTGCCATAGCTCACGTCTCCACGTTGTCATTCCATATACTGCTGTTATGATAAGTGTTACATTTAAAGCAAGTGTTGAAGCATTAACATGAGCGCTTGTAATATCGTCAATGCTATATTTTGAATATACGCAAGATAAAAAATACATAACAATTGAAATAGCAATGCTGTGCTTTTGAAGGAACGCTATTGCGAGTTTCATAATTTACTCTGGTTGTGAATAAAACATGATTTGACAGACATCGGTCACAAGAATATCCTGTGGGCCTCAAATCCAAAGGGGCTGCCCGTGCTCCGAGCCTTTCGGCTTGCTATCGGGCTTTTTTGCGCCACCGACGAGGTGACGCCTTGCTTTGACCGCATTTGCCGCATGGTTCGCTATGCGGTTTAAAGAGCGGCCAAGTGTCCGGCAGCCGCGAGGCCCGGGGGTCCCCTTTGGAACCTGAGAGCACTTGGTCGCTCTTTTTGTTCCAAATCTCAAATCCAGAGGAGGTGCCCCATGGCACATGGCAACAATCACAATCACACTTCTGATGTGGTGACAAGCCTTTACGAGGCAGCAGAAGGGCTGCGGTTCATTTGCGACACACTCGAAGGCGAACCATGCACCCACCTTTGCTTATTGAAGCTCATCGAAGGCAGGGTGCAGCAATGCGCTGAACGCATTGACGCGCTGCTTCCCCCTAGCGAATCCACCACCATCTCGACCCGCATGACCACCTCGCGCGACTGCGCCTGACTGAAAGCAGCCCTTTTGATTGCAAACGGTGGCACAGCCGCCGGAAGGCAGAATCAATGAAAGAAGGGCCGGGAGTATCACTCCCGGCCCTTTTTTGCGCCTTGTACGGCGCTGATTTGGGGCTTGCCCCGCGAAGCGGATGCGCCATTCCTTGTGCCCGGCTTATCGCTTTCAGAGAGGTGACCAATTGACTACCTGTATCCAAATGGATACACATATCACATGAACACGTTCTTCCGCACGGATGTTTTCGCCAAGTGGCTCAGTGGCCTCAAAGACATGGCGGGAAGGGCCAGAATCCTTGTGCGGATACGGTCGGCAGAGGCAGGCAACTTCGGTGATTGCGAACCGGTAGGCGAGGGCGTCTCCGAGATGCGCATTCACACGGGACCGGGGTATCGGGTCTACTTCACTCGCCGGGGCGAGACGGTCTACCTGCTGCTCGCAGGTGGCGACAAGTCCAGCCAGAAGCGCGACATCGTGCTGGCCAAGAAGCTGGCGCGAGAATTGGAGGATAGCCATGACCAAGATTGCTAGATTTGACGCCGCCGAGTTCCTCGATAGCGAAGAAGCCATCGCCGAGTACCTCACGGCAGCACTTGAAGATCCGAATCCGGACGTGTTCCTCGCAGCGGTTGCCGATGTGGCGAAAGCCCGAGGCATGAGCCAGCTTGCCAAGGACGCGGGCCTCGGGCGTGAAAGCCTGTACAAGGCCCTCACCCCTGGAGCGCAGCCACGCTACAGCACCGTCAGAAAGCTGCTGGATGCCATGGGCGTCACGCTTGAGGCCAAGCCCAAGGTCGCTGCCTGCTAG